AATTTCCAGTTCCATTATGAAAAATCTGTAGGTCTTGACTAGTACCTAACTGTAGTTTTGCTGTGTCACTATCAACAGTTAGATTGCCACTAAAAGTACCAGTAGTACCTTTAAGACCAATACTACTTACAAAAGCATCATCAGCATCAACAAAATTAAAAGTTTTATCTGTATCAGAATCAACTGTAATACCAGCACCATCGGCAGCTGCATCATTAGCTGATCCTTTGGCAAGAACAATGTTTTTGTCAGCAATCTCTAAGGTGGTTGAATTAAGGGTTGTAGTCGTCCCATCCACTTGAAGGTTACCAGCAATCGTAACAGTACCTGCACCACTGTTAGAGTTGATTGTAAAGGCATTAGGGACTGCTAGAGTAGCACCTGTGAATGAATTGCTTCCATCCTTCTGAAGATAAGTTCCAGCAGCAGTATCTACTGCTCCTTTTTGAGTCCAGAAATCTTGAGCAAGCAGATTGATTTCTAATCTCTGCTGCTCAAAAGTAAAATTGGTTGCTACATTTCTTTGTGGCATTGTATTGATCCTCTAATTAGTATGATGCTACTGCTCTTAAATCTTGTATTTTAGGTACGTAAGCAGGGTTACGAGATTTCATAACAAGTTTCACTGCGAATGATGAAAACTCAGGAAGATCTTCAACGCTATAACTCAATTCTTGATATGATGATTGCTTCTCAGTGATGCCACTGATAGAGTTCTCTGAGGTAGCAATAGTATCTTTGTCGGGTAAACCTGTTGTATTAAAGTTAACCCATTCAATGTCTTCAAAGTTCTCTTGAGATGAAGATTTCTTTATTCTATATAGGAGTCCTATGTTGTTTATGTCACTGGTATTAGCAGTGATCTTGACATTGATTCCTGTTGCTGGATTTGATATTGCAACTTCTTTAGTTACATACTTAGCGATAGTAGAACTATCTTTAGACTTAGTATCAGAAACATAATCAATACCATTAGTATAAGATACTTTAGATACTTGAATCCATGATATCTCATCTGCTGCCTGTCCAGTATAAGTGATGATATCATTTACACGGAAAATATCAACTACTTGTGCTGTGTTACTTGAATTTCTAACAAATGAACCAGTACCAGATTTAGTTGTATAATCATCATTAATTGGTTGTTTATCATTAGTAACTGTAAGTTCACCTGCTTTATTATCCCAAAGAACAATAGTACCATCAATCTTATCAGTATAATTTGTAGAAAAACTATCTGGACTTACAGCAATTACTTTAGTAACAGCTGTAGTATTTGGGAAGGTAGGAATTTGTTCAGTTATAGAAGCATTAGAAACTGTTACTTTAGGAGTAGTAGGAGTACCTGCATCAGGATTAAGTGCAGTTTGATTACTAAATTTGAGACCTTCTCCTGGAGTAAATGTATTAGTTGTTTTTACATTAACTGTCAATTCAGATCCATTTACTTTAACAATACTTCCTGAAGCATTACTAGTCATTCCTGTAACAGTCTGTAACCCCTGTAGATTGACTCCTGGAGGATCAACATCAGTTCCAGATACTGTATTCGTAATAGTGAAAGAATAGACAGGATAGAACTCAAGTATCTGATCTCTGCGTCCAAATCTATCTTCTGATCCAGTAGCATGTTCAACTCTATTAGTAATTGTCTTAATAGAAGCTCTTGATAAATCAACTAATGGAGACAGATGAGATACTTGACTTGAGAGTTCAAGATTATATGTCAATGATCTACCATCTGCTATAAGGTCTTGCTTTGTATTAAGTGTAGTATTAATTCTTGATGCAATAACCTTTTGGTTAACAAAGAAGAAATCTTCATTTAAAAAAGTTTTTTCATATGCAGATTGAGTATATGATGCAAATGTACCAACATTATCGTCTACAGGTGCAATATTTGTTGTCTTAAGTGTAGAATCTAATTTAGTTTGAGAGAATGAAATATTAGGAACAATAGCATGAATCTTTTCAAATTTTCTATTATATGACGCTAGTACATTTGTACCACCACCAGATATATTTGATGCTGCTCTATTAGATGTTGTAATGATATAATGGTCAACCCCATTATTTGTAACTTGATACAGATCAGAATTTAATCTAGATGCTGTTATTCCACCAACATTTACAGTTCCTTTAAAGAATACATAAGATTTTCCACTACCATCAAATCCATTATCAGAATGATTTATTTTAACTTTTAAATTATTATTCTTGAAAAGACTTGATGTAGCAGCAGTATTTGATCCAGCATTTGTTTCAATTGGATTAACATCAAGTGATTCATATCCAAGATCTTCATTAGTTAAAAGTAATGATGCTGTTCTAGATGTATCAAATTCAGCACGATACAACTTAAACTTAAGATCCTCAAATAGATCTTCTGTCCAAGCATTAGTATTCTGAGACTTAAAGAGAGAACCTAAAGCAGGTTGGGTTGTGACAGTTGTGCTAGTGGCAATTTCTGTCTCACCTAACTTAGATGCCCATACAAGGTAATCAATAGAGTCTGTCTCAAGAACAAGAGCATACTCAGTATCATTCTGTAGATAGACAGGATAATCAAATTCAAATTTAGTTGGAGTTGTAGAATTAACAGCAGTAGTTGTTGCATCATCAATTGCAATACCCATTCTAACTGCTGGACTATCAATAGTAACAACAGATTCAATTGTTGCTCCAGCATTTCCAGTTCCTGTACCAGTAATTATTACAGCAGGAGGTTCTGTATACTCTGAACCAGAAAGAACTAGTTCTGAATGATATACCTTACCACCAGAGACCCTTACAGTAGCAGTTGCAGTACCACCACCAGGGTTCTGAGGACTCTCAATTGTTACAATTGCTGAATCATATGCAGATCCAGTTGCAGTAACTTTAAGATCTGTTACACGACCAGAATCTTTAGATATCTTAAGTGTATTAGTAGTATTATTTGTATTATTAGCAAGGGTTAGTGAAGGAATAGTTAAATTCTCATCTTGTTGGAATGAAACCCCATTATGGTTGTCAAGAACCAATGTATAAACTTGATCATTCAATAGAGTAAATACTCCAGCAGAAGTTGCTGTTAGTTCAAGACCATTCTTATCAAATACCCTAGAAATAGGACCAGAAGCATTTGATGTTGCACCAGTCACCTTCTCTGCCTTTGTTACATTAAGATTAGCACTAGCAATTACTCTTAAATAAGTATCAGGTGTAAGAACTTTCTGTGTACCTGGAATAATATTCTTACCAGGCTTACTATTATCTACATCAGTTAAATAAACTCTAATTGGAATCTTGTCACTCTTAGTTGAGAAGAATAGATCTAATCCTGTTGTAAATACACCACCATCAAAATTCTCAACTTTAAATGTCTGAGCAAGTGGATTAGGTCTAATTGGATTAGCAGTATTACTTCCAGTTAACTGTGTTCCTTCATTTGATTTAAAGAAAGAAGGTGAAGTGGAAACAATAGATGATGGATTCTCAGGAATTAAACCAGTAGCATAATATTGAACCTCAGCATATGTTTCTACTTCATCTTTATTATCATTAGTAGAACTTGATGTGAATCTAATTGTCTTAACACCAGTAGTAAATCTAACTTCACTAGCAGCACTATCATAAAGAACAGTATCTACATTACCTGTCCAAGTTGTATTTTCTCTAGGTGGTTGACCAGCAGGTATTAAAATAATACCACTAGCATTACCATTCTCATCTGTAGTAATAGAACCATTAAAAGCAGATAAAGAATTACCAGCAATACCTGTATATCTTGTATCAGGACATACCCAACGAGCAACATCCTGTCCTTCCATAAAAGCAAATACTCTTGTATTAGGCTTAAGACGGTTAATTATATACTTAACTGGTACACTTCTTGCAAAGAAAGATAAAGAAGTAGAAATTACACTATTACCAATACCCTTAGTATTGATTCCTTTACCAATCTCATTGTTTTGAGGACTAATATTTGAAGAACTAGAAACTGAAGCAGAAGTTACACTTGAATCAGCAAGATTGCTATTAGTATCAGCAAATGATCCAATATTAAAGAATGCTCTATTAGCACCTATCCAATTAACTTTATAAGAATTGTAGAGACTTGATAAAGATTCTCTAACATTACTCTTCGCTAAAAATATAGAATAAAGATTTGTATTATTGTCTGTAACTAATGGTTCAATAGAATTGTCATACCATGAATCTACATTAGGTCCAATAAAGGAATCACCAACATATTGAAGAACAACAAATGGGTTAGGATTAATTGTTTTAGTTGCAAATTCATTACCAAGTAATTTAAGTTCACTATAAGGAAGAGTTACACGATCTCCTTTTCTTCTATAACCAGCAGTAATTCTTTGATCATCTCTTGTATAAACTTCTTCTAATTTAAATGAATCTTCTTTAGATTCAGGTCTCATAACAGATTGTTGTGTATCAATAGAACATCTGTAATCAGTTGATCTTAATGATCCAATTTTATGTGCTTCAAAGTTATCAACAATAAAACCACTCTTATAACGATTAGAACCAGCACTATCAACTAGTTCCATATTAAGTGCTTGCTGTTCAAGAATACTTAATGTTGTGTAATATTCTAGTCTCTCAATACGTTTCTCCAACTTACCAATGTCACGCATTGTGTAACGACGGTTATCAACTGGAGTAATTCTTACATCTTTATTTGTTTGAGTGTATGCAGGAATATACAAATATGCTAAAGGAATAGCATCACTAACAGGATCTGGTTTTGATGGGTTAAGAGAAGAATTACCTTCCTTAATAATAAAGGATCCTTTCTTATTCAAGAAGATACCATCAATTCTATCAAGATATTGTGTCTGTGTGAATGAGAATGTATATTCTAATCCAGCATCAGGAGCAGGTGTACTTGAAATAATACCACCTGTACCTGTAAATGATCTAGTATTTGCTCCACCTAGAAGTGAATTATTCTGGAATCCAGAGATAATAGAATCATTATCTACTTTAGGTCTAAAATCAAGAACATCTTTCAATGATACATTACCTAAAGCAGGTGAATTATAAGAAGGAATGTCACCAGCATCAATACCAGCTTCATGTAAATATGAATCTACAGTACAGAAATCCCCAGCTGTATGCTCAAAATAATCAAAAGCAACAACTAACTTTCCTGTTGGTGCATCAGCACCTGGTTTTAATACAATTCTTGAAGTATCATATATGGTGTCTCTTTGACCATCATCAAATGTAAATCTACTAGTAACATCAGTACCACTAACAAGAGTACCATTTCTATCTACAGTAGGAGCATCTGCTGTAGATCCCATATAAACATATCTTAATTTGTAGACATCTGCATAACTGTATACACTAACAGATGTAGTATCATAATCTGTACCACGTAAAGGAATAACACTATCACCAGCAGAATCAATAACAATCCTTTTATTAGTAACAGAAGTCTTAAGTCTTGGTTTTGCCTTAGTAACTTCTAATGTAGCTGTTAGTTTTAACGTCGGATACGTTGGGTTAGATGGCATAGTGCCAAAATACGTATCAGGAAGGTTCAAAGTAACACTACCAGAAGTCAAACCACTAGCAGAATCAACAGAAGATGTAATACCTACTTGATCTGAAGTAATATAAATGACATCACCTTTAACAATATTTGGAGCAGATCCTGCATCAAGAATAGTAATTAGGAAATTACTCTCGGTAAATGAAACGAATCTTTGTGTTCCAAAATCCAACTGAGCAGCAAATGTAATATTTCCACCACTAGCAGATCCAGTACTTACAAAATCTCTTCTTAAATAATATGCAATTTTAGAATCTGTACTACTTGCAACAAGTGAACTTACTTGATTAGTTCCTGTTTTATAAAGAAGACTTCCCTGATTAAAATTATCAATTGCAGGACGAACTCTAACAACACTACTATTACTTACATTAGCAGGAAGAGATCTATCCAAATAAATTCTTGATTTTAATACACCAGATGGTTTTGTAGCTTGTTGAACAATACCACGAATAGTTGTGTCATTTGTGTCACTAAACTGTATCAAATCTCCTTGTTGTAGTACTTTTGTACTATCGCCACCAAATCCATTACACTCAATAAACTTTCTACCTATAGAACCACTAAAGGTAAAATCAGTTACTGCCTTAGTTTCAGCATACTTCTCTCTATTAACTTCAACATCAGCAGTATACTTATTACCTTGACCAGAACCAAACTCACAAAAGAATGACTTAACATTCTGTGGAGTATATGTAACAATAGAATCTCTTACAAGAACTGGTGTTACCACAGCAGGATCGCTAATTGCTGAACCACCACTTCCTTGTACTACATTAACAATAGGTGGTCTAGAATATTCTGTGTTAACAAGATCTCTATTTACAATAGCAGCACTAATAATCTTTGTTCCACTAATTGTTAAATTAACTTTAGATATATCAAAATCAACACCATCAATTCTGAGTTTAGTTCCTGCTACATAACCAACACCTCTATCATTAACAATAAAGTGTGAAATAGTATTATCTTTAGCAATTCTTAAAGTATTATTTCCTTCGTCTCTAATTGGTTCACCAGACTTAAATGTTCCAAAAAGAGTTTTTACCATCAAAGTTTTAGTGCTGGTATATGATTTACCAGAAGCACCTTCTACAACACCATATGCTCCACTTTGAAGACCATAAACATACTGACCAGGTGTAAAACTATTAGCAACACTAATTGGATCGTCTAAAAGTATTTTAGTAAAGAATTGAGGATCAAAATATGATAATCCAAAAGTACTGTTATAAACAGCATCTCCATTATCTTGACGACCTTTAGAAACTACTACATCTACATCTGGATTAAATCCATTTCCTTTTTCAATTAAAGTAACATTACTTGGTTTTGCTATTCCAACAACAGGAGTAATTGTCTCATTATAATCAACAATTGTTCCAAATGGAGTAGATCCTGTATTCTTAACAGCTGTTTCTGTTAAATGAATTGCTCTATTCAGATCAGAAGCACCACTATCATATTCTATAAAGAATTGATCTAGATGATCTTTCTTACCAGTAACAGTAAGTTCAAGGAATGTATTAGATGTATTTGAATCAACTTCAATTCTATTTACAATGGACAACCCAATAGTAGAAACAGAACCAACTGTAGCAGGTACACCTGATTGATTTCTAGAAATAACAAACCACAATGTAGGTATACCAGCTAATCTAGCATCATTATCAGTAGTTGCACTACCACCAAGAGCATCAATATTGATTGAACTATCAAGTTTTACATATATTGTTTTAATACCAGAATCAATATCAAAATACTGTCCTCTACGATCTAAAGTCTGCTTTATAGCAGTTTTTGTTTCTGTATTGTTTAATCCAATAGAACCATCGTTAAAGTTAGCACAAAGGAAAACATTTGGATAAGCAGTTAACTCAGAACCTTCAGTATTAAGAGGAACAGTTCCATATACATTATTGACTTTATATGTTGGAAGTCCAGCAGTCTTTAAACGAATATCAGACCTATCAAGAGTCTGTCTTGCCTTACCAAGTGTTAAATACTTTGTTTCTTTATTAACAATCTCGTATCCCTTAACATATGCTTTACCAGGACCAATGCTTGTTACTAACTTATCTGCTGCTTCTGTAGTAGTAAATCCATTTACCTTACCAGTAGCATCAGCAGAATATACACCTAAGTTACCACCATCTTGATAATATTCCCTAACGTCAATTGAAAAATTATCAACAACATAATCTCCAGATTCATCATATGTTCTTCTTGCAAGAGTATTCTCAAGAAGATTGTAGTCTGTTTGTACTACTTGACTCTGTACAGAACCAGACTTAATACTTAATAATTGGATAAAATTCTTATCTGTAGTTGCAGTATAACCATACTTAACTAAAGTAAGTGAAATCTTTAATCTATCTGCACCTGGAGCACTATAATTACTTGATCCAATAGAATTATCATAAAGAGAAGCATCTGTTTCTGCTGTCTCTAAGGTTTCTGTAATTTTAAATCCTACTTTATTAGATGGTTGATTGTAATAAGGATCAATTACTAAAAGTTGAGCAGCATTCCTTACAAAATATCCATTAACAAAATAAATTCCTTCTTCTACCTTAACAGCAGAAGCATATCCCATCGCATTGCTTGCTAATGACGACGATACACCTGTGTCAGGATCAGTAATAGAAATACTAGTAGGAAGTACGCTTCCATCGGTTCCAACCACCATCAGTGGTGTATTAACGCCATCTACGACCTCTAGGGTCTCACCTTGTCGGAATGTATCCTCATTACCTGCATCACCACTATTTGTATAGTTAACATACACAACATCAGCAGTTGTATCTGTTGCTTTAGTTGCTTCTATTACAGTTGCAATAACACCAGAAGTTAATCCTTTAAGATTCTGCCCTTTTAGTTGTGTAATATCATACTTCTTGTAAACTACATTCCCATCAACATTTGTAGGAATCTCAGATACTGAAGATAATTTAACAAAAGGTAATTTTGTATTAAAACCAACCTCACCAGGTATGACAAGTTCACCTTGTTTAAAGGCATACTTACCAAAACTCTCTATTTGATTTTGCAGGACAGACTGTAACTGGGTTAACTCTCTCGCTTGGATTGAATATCCAGGCCGAAAGAGTACCTTGTAAAAGTTCTTATCCTGTGTAAAATCGTCGTAGTATGGAGCTACATTAAGGTTTGTCTTCTGAGGCATCTCACTTTATCTCTAGTTTTGGATAAGATCAGAATTCAATTACGAGTTTGATGTCCTCAATTTGGTCAGCAGCTCTAGTAATTTGTCTTCTGTTCTCTATGTATACTATATCTCCAGAGTTAGGTGCTATCTCAGGATTTGCTTTACCATCTGTGAATGAAACATCACTTACGGATGTATCAGCATTAGCATCAATAGGACGTGCAGTTCCACTATCAGCACCAGTCACGTTATTTGTAGCATGATCAAATGCTAGAACTTTACCATTATGTGTATGGAGGTCAGGGGATTGGAAATACTTTAGTATACCATTGGTTGCATCCCAAGAAACAACTCTTCCCTTGGCAGTACCACCAGTAACGGTCTGAGTAATCTCTTCATCAACGGTATAATCACCAGTACCTGTCAACTTTAATGCAGGAGTACCACGAAGAGTACTTGCAGTAGCAACAGTTGTAGTACCATAGTTATATGGATCTTGAAGAATTCCAATACGACGGAAATCATTATCTACAGGGAAGTCTCCAGAACCCTCATCATAAGTTAGACGAACATTCGTCATAACTCTCTTAGCACCAAATTCTGAAGCAAGATCAGCACCATGACCACCTTCAGGTGATATTACAACTTCAATAGCACCAGTAGCATTAGCAGCGACTGTAGCAGTTGTTGTAAGACCAGCATCAGTATATACGTTACCATTAACTAGACGTACATTACCATATGTGTATCCAGTACCATCTGCTTCCATTGATACAGTATTAATTACACCACCAGCAGTGGTAGTAACTTTAACTTTAGCACCAGATCCATCACCATCAACAGGAACATAAAGTGTTGCAGAAGTTGGGAGGTTAGCACCACCATCAGTTGTTACAGCAACATGAATTGCTCCATCAACAACAGCAGTACCAGCATATGCACCAATAGGTAAGAAATTGGTAGATAAGAAAGCAATAACCTCAGCAGTGGTTAAAGTATACATATACTTCCATATGTAACCTGCTGTTCCAGCAGCTTCTGTGAAAATACCATTTGCATAAGTTCCATCAGCAGCCTGTGGACTTGTTGAAGGCATCTTCTGAGCATTCTGTCCAGTTGCATTAGCAGGAGTCTGCCCATTATACAAACACTTAAACACCTCATAGTTACTATTCATTGTATAGAACATAGATGTTGAAAGACTAGTCTTACTCAATGCTGTTGAAGTACCAGTAACTCCACCTGCACTTATAGAATAAGTTGGGCGGTACATATCGTACTTAGGATTAGTTGTCAAACTCCAGTCATAGCGAGTAGTAACTAAACGAGCAAATGTAGATGTAATACGCTTGGCAGCAATCAGATCGTCATATACAGCAGCTTTCTCTCTAGCATTGTCTATTGGTGCAGGAGGAGTATCCTCTGTAGCATATCTGTAAGTTTTTACCTTAGCAGTTGCACCAGATGTTGCCTGTGTGAGAGTTGATCCCGCAGCTGGTGCGATAGTTGATCCTGAATGACTCAACAGAAGACTGTTAGGATAGGCAGCAATAACTTGAACATTGGTCAAACCTCCCCCACTAACAGTATTTGTAGTATTCCATGTTCCAGTTACGTTGTAAATTTCAACATAACTGTACCATTTTTGAGGGCGACCAACAAAGAAATACATATTGGTTGCTGACGCTTCACTAAGCGACTCTAGAAATTGCTTCGCATTGAAGATTCTAAACTTTTCTGAAATAATAGCTGCCATTGCTTTTAAGAGCTTATGTTTGTATAGACTGAATCTGGTTTATTTATACGTATTTATTACGCACTTCTGAAGTAGTCACCTGCGGTATGTGCAATGGCAGTCGTTCCATTAGCACCCCGTGTACATCCTGTAAAGCGATCACTTAACTTACCAGTGTAAGTAATCTGTTCGGTTCCTAGTTGTAAGGTTCCCGAAGCAGGGAAATCTGAAGTAGATGCTGCATAGACAATAACGTCTCCAGCAACAAGGTTCTGGTTAATCCTACCCATGTAATTATTAATAGATGGGAATGCTACATTGAACGACACTCCACCACCAGAAACACCCGAACCTGACCATTCTCTGAAATCTGTTGGATTAAATCCCCAATTAGTAATTTCTGCAATAGTCAATGCGGAAACTGATACACCATTATGTAGTATATTACCAGTATCCATAAATTTCGCACTTTCCCACATTAAGAAAGATGGTCTTAATGTTATATCAGCAAATCCAGCAGGAGGATTAGTCCACGCACGATGATCAACAAATCCCAAATAGTACTGGAACGATCTTCCAACTTGAATAGTACTTTGTTGACTACTTGCTGAAAGTGTATCTGGTTCAATATGTACCTTGATAACAGGATCTGTTGATGGGGTAGCAGAAAGATCAATCTGAATATCTTGAGGTGTTATTAATAATTCGTGTGAAACTTCTAATGAACCTGCTGTATCTATACCTATAGAATCAACAGTAATAGTAAATTTACTTATTCCCACTCCAGTAGGAGCATATACTACACCAGTAATAGCACCAGTTGGATTAAGAGATCCATTAGTAATCTTACTAATATGACTTTCCGCATTAACTGGTCCTGGTTGCGAAACACTAGAAGTTTGATTATGTAAAATTAAATTTACAAAAGAATCAATCTTTCTATCTTTCCTCTTTATAAGATCATATTGTTTAGCAACAACAACTTTAGGTGCCTTTGTATATCCAGAACCACCATCTACCAATATAATATCAAGAATATCTCCACTATTATCAACAATAACTTGTGCTCTTGCTCCACCACCTTGTTGATTCTCAGGAATGAAGTGTAAAATGGGTGCATCAAAATAACCAGATACCGATACATTCTTATCCCATGTAATTGTATCTACTTTACCACCAGAAACAGTACAACTAACACTAAGACCTATTCCTCTCTCTTCACCATTATAATTTGTTGAAGTAACAGATCCAAAGAAATTATGAGATGGGTCATCACCTGCATTATAAGTCTTAGGTGTAAAATATTGAGGTAACTTGTTAATAGTCCTATATTCATCCTCACCACTAACTTTAATAAGATCACCAGTATTCAAATTAGCAGAAAGATTATTTTTAACATAGAATGATTCATCTGCCTTTACAGATCCATATAACCATCTAGTTGCATTTCTCTGCATCTTATAATCATTATCAGAATCTTTAATAACATCAACTGTAAATGATAGATTAAGTTCAATTTCATCACTAAAATCTTTTAATCCAGAGAAGTATACCTTACCAGCAGTTGTATCAGGATTTCTTCCCGAAATTTGAATTGTTAAATCATCAGAACTATCAATACTATAAGACTTCATACTACCAATTATCTTCTTTTCATCACCAGACTTCTGGTATGCAATCATATCTTCTTCAAAAAACTTACCCCACCAATTTTCAAAAGCAGTGAAAGATCCACTAGTACCATCAAATTTAAGATTTATCTCATTATAATATTCAGCACCTTCATAATCATATAAAGTTATACTTTGATCAAGGTCTCTACCATAAAGATGTATCAATTCAACATTACTCTTTGGATATATCTTGTCATCAAAAATAATTGTTGGACCATTAATATTATAAGAATCTTCTCTTTGTAGAACACCGTCTATAAAGACCAACATGAATCTACCATCAGTAATATTAACAACTTCTTTATCTGAAGATCTTGAGATTAAGAAAGGACCAACAGATCCTGAAGTAACATCAGAATTATTAAGTTCACACCTATAATAATTTCCAACACCATATGCAAAAAACTTATCAACTGCTAATGGTTCACCTAAAGTCTTTGTGTTTGGTCCTTGACCCCAAAGAGGAGGACTTGTAAATACAACCTTATTTGGTACAGATGATCTATCAATACTATAAGCAGAATCATGTTGAATAACTCCAGATATACCAATCAACAAATCTTCATTAGGATCTAAAGCAACACCTATACCATCTTCATAATACAAATCAAAGATCTTATTCTTACCATCAATATAATCTGGATAAGATAAAGTTACTGATCCAGGTCCACCACTAAAGATTGATCTTATTACTCCAGCAAGAGTAGTTAGAGCAGATTCAACATCTGCACACTTAGGAGAACTATCTGCTAATATATTAATATTGGCATAAGGTGCTACAGTTGTATAAGTTCCAGTTGGCAAATCATTCCGCATTGCCTTTTTAGCAAGTTCAACAGCATACTCATATGCTTCTAGTGTCTCTTCTTGCTCTCCTTGGATATAATCAAGGATATCATTATTAAAATACTTCTCAATCGCCTCTACGATGCCCTGGTTGCCTCCAAACCTTAAATCATGTGATAATGCATCTACAATGAATCCAATGTCTCTAGAACACTTAACAGAAAGAGTACCCCATGTTAACGTAGGAAACTTATTCCTAATATAACCAAGAGTTTCACCCTGAATATATGCTCTATTCTGTTCAAGTTGATTAGCAGCATCAATCCATCTACCATTTCTCTGGTATATGTTTCTAATCTTCTTAAAATACCTTGAATTTAAACTATCAGTCTTGAACTGATAATTCTTGCCATAGAATCTAACTCCAGGAATTGATTGTGAATTTTTTGTAGATGGTCCAAGTGGTGGTTGAGCAAATGTTATATTACTTCCAGATAGAGTATATGCAACTCCAGGTTCTTGGAATATACCATCAAGAGTAATCATCAATGCCTGTTCATTATATGGAGTAACTACATTATTGTTATTATCACGAATTCCAAAAGTTTTAGTTCCTGATAAATTGCCTTTATTAGATAAAGCACCATCAAAAGCAGGAGTTAATTTAATATTCTTAGATAATATCTCTGTTGTATTTGCAGAATCAATGGATACAGATCCAACACCCTGTTCAATTAATTGAGATTCTGTTGATACAATATATTGAGTAACTGTTTTAGTAACACTTTCTACTTTAATATCAGATTTAAGTTCTATAAAACTATTGTGAGTAGTTGTTGAACTATTGCTCATTGGTATTTCAGCAGAAGTTTCAATATCAACTTCGCCAAATACTTTAAATCCAGATGGATGTGTTGTTTCTTTTATTAAAGATCTCCAAGTATTAATTGGAGTTTTTGATTTTATAAGATACGAATAATCTTGATAGTAATTAGAATCATGTATCCTTTGATTTGCATCACCTACTTTACCAAGATCGGAAGTATACTTTCCAATATTATCAAAATATGTTTTAATAACAGGAGTAAATTCAGTGTAACTTATATTATCAAGAGTTGCTCGTTTACCTTTTGCTAAACCAATAATTTGTTGATTCTCTCTAAAGATTCCAGTAACTCTATCAACAACAAGAATATTAGATCCCTTTCTCCAAGAAGTTACTCTAGCTCTTGCAATTTCAGTTGCTCCAGATCTTTGAACTATTGTTTCACCAACGTCATAAGAATCACTATCAAATCCAGACAATTTAAAAATATAATTTGATCTAACATTTGATTTTATTGTTTGATCACTATGATAGGAACCACCATTAGTATCAATTTGAATACTACTTGGTATACCAATATCTGTACTGTTCAAGAAAGCAGATACTGTATTATCAATATTACCATCTTTATCATAAACACCAGTTACAATAGGAACTTTTTTATAGTCTCTTCCTATATTACTAATTTTTAAGGAATTAATCTCTCCAACAGAAGATGAAGATTTTGAGATATATTTAATTGTTCCTGTACCATCATTGAGAGATTTGGTATCTGTTGAATATAGAATTTTAGTTGGAGTCACATATAGAGAAGTTTTTTCTCCTTGCAGAGGATCATTAATAATATTAAAATAAGAATGCTCTGAATTAACTACCCCATCTCTATCATAATAATAATATTTCGTATATGATACACCTCTTTTAACACTATAAGTATTAGTTGAAGTTCTTGTTCCAAACCCCAACTTAAGATCAACAATATTTCCTGATATAGTTCTTTCTGGAGTAACAAGATTAAAGCTTCTACTAGGAGAAATATCAAAACCAACTCCACTCATTGAAACATGAGATATATCAAAATTATATTTGTAATACTTTCGTACATCAATATTTGGATTTCTTGTAAATGTAGTATTATCAGAAGAGAACTCAAAATAAGTATCTGGAGCAGTAAATGATACTAATTGAACTAATTTCTTATCAGCACTATTATCATAGAATACAGTATTAAGATCTAACTTATTAATAGTTGCAGTTGTTTGATCATAATCCCATGCAAAAACTGCCTTTTGTGTAGTTGAATTATATGATACAATTTTCGCATCTTTAGAAGTAGCACCAGTAGCATGATTAACTGGAAGTGTATATCCAAAATCATATACAGAAACAATAGCACCATTAAAATGATCAAGTGCTGAGGTAGATTCCTCTGCCCTTCTAACAGTTAATGCAGTACCACTCTTAGAAAGTACAGTAACAATTTCATTACCAATCTGTAATTTGTCATTAACAGTGATATTATCTGTATTAACAACATTCAAAACTGTGTTCTGAATGGAGAATCCTACATGATCTACACTTAATTGAAGATCTGGCTTAGTAGATCCTCCTGTTTTACTCAATGCAGTACCAGAAACACTAAGAACATCAAACTGTTTATAATCTTTTCCCTTGGAAGTGATATTAATACTATTAACAAGACCAGCAGATGATACAACAATAGTTGCTTTGGCATCTGATCCAGATCCACCAGATAGTGCAATGTCGGTATATGTACCAGCAGTGTAGTCACCACCACCATTTAAGATACCAACTCTACCAACTCCAGTATCGCTGAGAGTCGTTGATATGACTGGGTTCTTAAGGACTGCTTCTTGATAAACTCTCTTTCTTACATACCAAGTTGTTGTAGATTCCGCATCACTTGGATTGATATCAATATTAATCTTTTCTCCTATAGCAACACCATGTGCATCTGCTGTTGTTAATATAGCGACATTATCCTGAACTTTGAATGGAGTTAAATTTTCACTTAAAGAACTAAAAGAAACTATCTTTGATCCAGTAGTATTAACAAGATTAGAACTTGTCAAATAAAGAGTATCAGAAACAGAGAAAATACCAGTTAAGACTTTAATCTTAACACTATTTTGATCATTGGTTGTTTCAAGAACAGTAGCAGTTGCTGTAGCAGCATTTATACCATCTCCAAATGTAAGAGTAGCACTCTTACTATAAGAAGATTTCTTATCCAATATTAAATTTAATACCTTGGTATCTGATGATAGTACATCTGTACTATTAAAGGTTCCAGATACATTTCTAAGAGCAAATTTCTTAGCAGAAAATACATTACCAACTATGCTACCAGTAGCACCAGTATTTGCCTGTGTAATAGTACCACCATCAAATAGATAAGCACTATCACTAAGTTCAATATACAGTGCTTTGACAGACTGAGATTCAATAGATGATACAGTTCTTCCTTTAACAGATTCAACTTCTCCAGCAGCATCAGACCCCTCTGTATCAGAATTATCAATTACTAATCCACCACCTACTGAAAAATTAGATCCACTACTAATAATTGTAGCAGATGATACAGTTCCTCTAGTTACATCCTTAACTTTAGCAAGTGTTTTAACACCATTTCTGCTAATACCAGAAGTTCTCAATCTATTTGCACTTACTGGCAAATCATCTTGAGTCATCTTAGAATTGTAATTAGAGTCTAATGGCAATGAATAATAGTTATTTCCTAGAATATATGGAAATCTAGGATCACCAGAAGAATCTACTGTAATAAAGTATGCGTATGTTCCATCAGGATATTCTGGTGTAACACAGAAACGTCCATTATTCTGATCTAATGTTCCCGATCCATCTGTAAATACCCAATCCTGTATAAAAGTTCCAACAGGATATGTTGTAGTAGAAGGACCATCAGGTCTAGTAGTATTACCAAGATAACTAGAAGTCATCTGTGTGACAGTACTAGAACTGTCTAGTGGGTCTGTATAACCATAGGCACCATATATGGGGTTACCATCATATGCAAACCCTAGAATAGGAGAATGATTAGTTCCAGTATCAGTTGTCCTTAATATAGTAGGGGATGCATAATAACCATAACCATATCCTTTAGCAATATCAAAGTTATGGAACCTGTAACCATTATTAGCATCTAATAAATTCTTATTCTTGTAATATTTGTCCTTTCTCCACTCTTTAACTGTAGCAATTGCACCTGCTCCAGATCCTACTGTAAGAACATCAACCTTTATATTCTCTTGTGTATAATAATTACCACCATTAACCTTAATAAACCCAGTAATAGCACCAGCAGTACTAACAGTAGTAGTATATTCCGCAAACCTACCTTTTCCTGCGGAATCTGTAATTCTTACAATAGGAGGAGTTGAATAATACTCACCTGCACTGTTAATAGTAATACTAGTAACTACTCCATTAGTAACAACAGCAGTACCAGTACCATTTCTGCCAGATACAATTTCTACTGTAGGAACAGCAGTATAATCTCCAGCATCAGTAATGGTTATAGATTCTACAGTCTCACCAGAACGATGTGATATTGCCTTACCAACGAGACCATTTACTAATACGAAAGGATCATCCTTATATCCACTACCTTTGGTATTAACAGTAATTTTTTGTAGAGGTCCATCTAAAATGACATCCTCATCCTTATAGCTTACAAAAGGAATACCATTAACAGCGATACCAACATCTCTATACTTAGTCTCATATATCTCAGTAGTAGAAATTGGATTCTTTCTAATAATCTTTAATTGCTTCTGATCTTTAAGATCAGCAGATGTCATATTATTTGCAAGATTATGACTTGGTAATCCAGAAGATGCTATATAATAACCTTCCCCGTCTTCATAGATAGCGGATACATTACCATTAAGATCTGCAAGAGTAGCAGCATTTCCTCCAATTGTCCATCTAAGATTATTCTGAGCATCAAATAATTTTACATCAGTCGTTGTAAATCCAGGATCAGATATCTCAAGAATATCACCAGGATTTGAATAAGGTGCTTCTATCTTATTAACTGCATTATAGAATACACCGTATACAAGAAGAGTTACAGTAGAACCAGATACATTTGCACCATAAGTTACTGGAGTTCCTATAGCATGAGTTCCAGTACCATCTCTTGTCTTTATAACAAACTGATTAACATTCTTATCTTCAAATGTAAACTTCTCACTACCAATAGTAAATTCACCTTTCTTATTCCACCCCATTGTGGATTCTACATCAATCACATCACCAACAGTATCATTAGTAGTGATAGACTCAGTTAATTTAGTTCTCGCAGCTGTGGAAAACTCTCCATTCACACTTGCTTCGTTAAGTATGATCTCATATAACTCTTCTCCATCATACTTACCATCATAACGTACATTATCAACAACAGCAGAAGCATATGTACCACTGGTTTGTGTAATCTTTTTACCAATAAGATCTGTTACCGTACCTGATAAAACTTTAACTTTAAGTGAATAGTTATTCACCCAAGTAGAATCAGAACTCTTTAATGTAAAATCTCGTGGATATGCAATTTCTGGTTCGGGATCATCCTTAACCAAACACTTAAATAAGAATTTAACAGACTTATCAGTTCCTTTTGATTGATAGAAAGAACCTATGTTTTTAATAAGAGTCCTTTTATCAACTGATGCATTTAAATATTCTTCTGGAAAATCTACTAGATATTCATTTTCAAAATTCTTAATTAAAGCATACAAAAAGAGATTACTAATATTAAGTACCTGAGATCCATTGGTATGACTGGATGCTTGGGTAGTAACAAATGTACTAGTAGAATAAAGATCTCCTAATTTTGTATTACCACTTACACCACGACTAATTTCTTTAAACTGAGTATCTGTTCTACTCTTGTAAAAACAGATCTCATCATCTATCTTGAAGTATCCACCATTCTTAGGAAATGATGAAGCATCTGCTACTGTTATAGTGGTATCGCTAGAATTTACAAGTCCAATGAGAGTTGTACTTTGATTTAAAAGATTATTCTCATAAAAATCAATATCACGATATGTTGAAAGATTCTCAACAATATCATATGGTTGACCTTGTAATTCTAACTGCGCATAATACTTTTGTATGAACTTTCCAAACAGTTCATACTCTTCATTGATAAAATCAGGTAATTGCTGATCAACTAAAAAGGAGATCTTATTCGCAGTTTTAGGCATCCCTACTCTTCTTTATATGCAACGAATTTACTCTTTGATATATCTACATCCAAATACATCTCACGCTTAACTTCTATATCCTTATTAGCAGGTTTTACTCTTAATTCAATACGATTATCAGAGAAAGTTCCTTTTAATATAGTGAAGTCAGTCATTGTTATCTCACCTTTATCATAATCTACAATTCCTATTGAATCATTCAACAGAATCTTCTCACCAGTAATAGAATCTAGTCTATATAGTACCAATTTACCACTTCTATCCTCTAAGTAAGAAGTGACATTGGGATATTCAAAAACTGTCATACCAGTTGATGTAACAACTGGATTGTTACAATCAATTAAGAAAGGATTGCCATAACACACTTCATAGTATGAAGATGAATTAATCTGTGCAATAAAATCCTTTCTCATAGTAACATCAGTATCATTTGAATTGATAGAACGATCTGCGCTATCAATTACAGTAATAAACTTACTATATCTAAATTTCCCATTAAATTTTTCGGTTCCAGAGGTCTTAAGATACTCTGTTACTGTAGATGATGCTTTTGCTGCTATTTCTGCTGGGAGAAACTTAGTTTTATTAACATCATAGTAAATATTACTTGTTAATTCCAAATAAAGAATAGAAGGATCAACAAATTCTGGTCTAATAGATGCAACTGTGTGCTTTTTAAGCTTATCTTTTAGATCATTTTTAGTAAATGCTGACAATGAAGCAGCTTCAGTGGGTTTGATAGAAAGAAATACCTTACCATATGCAGGTGGAACCTGATCTTCCCCACCAAATACAATAATATCACTAATAGATGGGTATAAATTCCTAACAATTGCTTTATAATCGTTAGCAGTTACTGCTCTATTCTGAGATCCATAGAATTTAGGAGCATTAAACTTAATTTTATCAATACTCTCAATTGCTGCACCACCTGATGCAACTGAAGATGTTGTTATTGAGGTAATTCCGAATGGTGTAGTTACTGGAGTACCGTTTTGATCCTCTAAAAGACCATTAAATGTAAATGTTCTTGCTCCATTTGTTACATCACCATTAGTAACCACATAACTTATTTGAACTACATTGCCATCATTAAGTTTTTTACCTAAAACACCATCCCCAAAGAAGATCTCATAGTTCTCATCTTCGGTTTCACTAATAAAGAACACTTTATCAGTAGAACCAATATCTAATATATTACTTGCAACAGCATAATCATCATATACAGAAGAATTAGCAGATTCAAATACCTTTACACTAACTGTATTAGTATCAACTCCATTATTCTCAATAATAAACCTTTGATTATTAAGAGTTGAATCAACCGTAGTATTAGTTGTAATTTGAGAACCTTCATATATTGAAAGTTCTGTAAATGATGCTATATTATTAGCAACTGATACTTTTGTATCTTCTGTTAATATAAAACGATAGAGAGAACCATCATAATTGCTTACAAACCCACTTCCTGCCTTTAAAGTCACTGATGAAGGAGTATTGCCACCAGTAAAGGTAAGCACAAGATCAACAACTGCTTTAGGTGATGTAATTGACTTGGGTGTATATCCTAATTGCTTTGCAAGAGACACTACATTGTCCCTCAGAGTAGCAGAATCAAGGAACATCTCATTTACTACCATGTTGGTATTAAATGCGGTGTAGTACGTATTATATGCTAGTACGTCAAGTATATTACTTAATGCAGAACCTTCAAAATCATAATCAGTGAAATCGGTCTGTGCTCTCATATAGTCTCTGAGAGCAGTTTTAATATCTGTGAAGTCTAAATTGTTTAACTGGGTATATGGCATTATCTCGTCCTACTTAAGAACAGTTCTACAGCAATTGGTGGATCATCTGAACCTACTATTTCATACGTCAGTTCAACTTCAAATCCGTTTTGATCATAGTTTGGACTTGTATCTATTGATATAACAGTAATTCTTGGTTCAAATTCAGTTAAGGTGTTTTGAATACTGGATGACACCTGACCTGCTGTAGCATAATCTAATGGTTCAAACAAATAACTTCTTATATTAGATCCATAATCAGGATTAAAAGGTCTTTCTCCTTTATTGGTCAACAATAAATTTACAATTGACTGCTTAATAGCAGAAGCATCCCTACTAACAACTAAGTCATTAGTAACAGGATGCTTCTTAAAAGTAATATTAATGTCCTTGAAGGACAACGTGGCCGCCATCTACCGACAAATATACGAAGTCAATCTTATTTAGACAGTATAAAACGTATATTTAAGCGTAAGCTCTTCTCCAACGTGTATTTGCTTTAAAGTTTTGACGAAATACTTATCCTCTTCTTGCCATTTCACGCAATTAGGGTCGTCACTATGATTAATGAACCCTCCCAAGGGAGTCCTATAGATGACCTCATCAACGATAAGGTGAGACATACCTAAAACCATCCCCACTGGTATCTCCTCACGTGCAAAGATGCCCTGCCCTGCTATAGGAGAGTCTTTAATATGGAGCCACGAATGCAATGCTTGATATGTCATGATCTTTCGGAGATTTTCGGCGTTCGGAGCACCGCCCTATTTTCCCTGTCCTCTATAACGCTTCCTAGCATGATTCCTAGAAGACGCAGAAAGCTTCGTATTCTGCGAATTACCCTGACGAGTCTTCTTAGGTTTAGCAGGTACGTGCAAACTAGAATTATTATATAAAGCCATAAATTAAGGATTCTGTATGTTTATTGTAGTATAATTATACGGTCCTGTCAAGGGTCTGTTAGTACCAGGAAATTGTGCTAAATCCCCCGAAACAGCGGGTAACTTTCCATTGATAAAAACAGTCGTATTCACGCTAGGAACTATGGTACGTATCCCAGGTTGACACGGTAATGGTACAACAGGATTAATCTTCACCCCATCAACATTATCTACCTGAGAAGTACTGTCATAATACTCTACCTGTTCATTCTCAAAGTAGACATTAGGAGAAGTATGTGGAGAACCACCTAATGCTTTAGCAGGATACAAACAATTACCATCTGTACTTGATGTATCCAAACAATCGCTAGATGCTATATTAGGCATTACGTTTTATCTCCAACAAACACTCTACTGAATTATGTAGATAGTTTAGTGTCTCCACTATACTCTCATGTTTCTGTGACTTCGGTGGACGGTACATCAACTGCGGTTGCTCTAGCGAGGATATCGTCCTCTCCAACTTCGTCAACCTCTCGGACAACTTCTGGAGTGACTCGTTCAACTCGGTTATCTGTAAGTGGTGCTGTTGAGTCATTATCTACCCCTGAAAATCTCTTAGCAGCAGCAAATTCAAACTCATCACAAAACTGTTCAAAGTTATTAAGTACTTTCTCATAGTAATTCTCATCTATTGGTAAGTCTCTCATGTTCTGTTCTGGTGTGCTACTACTTCTGGATAGTCTGCCATAGGATTGTTAGGATCAGGTCCATGTGCTGCATCATGTTCTGCCTCATGCTGCATAATCTTTGCTTCAATTGAGATAACTCTTGAACATAATTCTTCTAACATGTTAGCAATCTTATTCAGTTGATGCTCATGTGTTGCAATGGCATATGCAGGATCTGCCATCATTTGTGAGTGTGCTTCCTCTGCTGCATCTGATACTGGCATCTCGGATGGAGGCATTGACTCTACGAGGTTATCTACTGCTGCTGCATATTCTCCAGGTGCTGTTGCAGTGTTTGGGTCATACCCTGGAATTGCACTGGGCGTTTCTGGAATTAGTCCAGGGGTTTGAGTTACCTCAGTACCTGGAACGGCGTTTCCAGTAGTTTCTGTATTCTCAGTCATGTTCTCTATAATATTTGGAATATCTTTTGCGGTATATTTTACCTCGTCTTTTTCGGGCATTTTTTACCTGGAAAATTTTTTCTAAATTCTAGCATACAAATTATGAATTTGCAAATACTATTTATAGGTCGTTGGGATACTTTTGTAGACTTTTGAATGGATAGGAGTCCCACTCGGCGCACCCCCACGCACCGCACCCACAAAAAAACCCTGTCATTTCGGACAGGGTGTTGTGCGATTGTTCAATCTGTGATAGAGTGACATCCTTCTGGGGCAAATCGGGTCAAGTGCCGATACGACCAAGCGAATCTCAACGCTTTTTCTTCAATCGGTCTTCCCTGTCTTCCAGAGATGTCAACACGTGGCAGTCCCTCAGAATCGTATTCAAATTTCACAGGATCATTTGCGTGTGATTGTCCGATCCATCCATCTGCCCACACTTCAGGAAAACCGCATGATAGTTTTTCTTTTGCTTGCTCAATGAATTTGTCAAGCATGGCACGGCGGATAACGAACCACTCGCCGCCACCTTCTTGCAGTTGATAAAATTTCTTGTATCGGTCAGGCACCTTGAAGTCCTTACCGTGAATTGTTGAGTAACCAGAATCACCGATCACCCTATGGAAAAATGCCTCAGCATATCCAACTCTGTTGACTGGAAGCAGTCGGATAAATTTCAAGTCTCCATCGTTTGAGGTTTGGTGATTGCACAAAACCTTATATGCCTCTGCCTCGCCACCTGATGCAAGACCGATTTTAACAGCAATCCAATCTGTGTCATCTGATGTAATGGCATTGGCAAGACAGACCATGAAATAAATCACACCAGGAATTTGGGGTTGCTTGCCAACTTGCTTTCCTGATTTGCGTTCGGTGGCGAAGGTGTGATTCTTTGGAAGTGGTTTAAATCCTTTCATAGTTTTGAGTGATGACAGAAAAAAAGCGATAGGCGGTTAATGCCTGTCGCTGATGTACCAAGTCCCACCCGTGGGAACTTCAAGCATTTCAAAATTGCGTTTTGCCATTGCGTCAAGGGCAGCACGTACAACTGGATCTTTTGAAGCGGTCTCGTTCATTAAGACCTGTCCGTTGTAGAATGATTTGAGTTCTTTGTTGTTCATGGTATTATTATAACCATAAAAAACCCCCTTGCGGGGGAAGTGTGTTCACTTTGCAGACTGGCACAGTGTCGGGTCAATTTGACAGATCTGTGCGTTACGCTGGTTCGTGACCTCTTTCATGCTTTTGATAGCAGTGTCACCTAGGACAAAACCGCATGAGATGACCAACAAAATTAGAACGTATCTCATTTTGCTAGTTCGCACCTAATGCCTGCACCTTGATAGAATGCCAACATCTCAAGTGCTTTCGCCACGGTTGAAAATGAAATTGTTCTTGCGTGGCGTTGGTCGTCTTGTGACCAATAACGGATTGAAGTCATTTAGATAAAAATGGCGTTGGTTTGAACTTGGGAGACAAGAACAGAGTCTTGTCTGAATTGTTTCCTGTATGCTGCTGCAATACAGTTGAAAGTCAAGAGATGGTCTTCAACTTCAGAGTCTTCAACCTCAAGATAGAAAATCTTGGTTTGCTCTCGCTTTCCTTTCCATAGACCCTCACCATCTATGAAAGTGCCGTACTCAAAATGGGGCATGATCTCACGTCTGATAAAATCATCCATCATGTGATCGGTGACTGTCCCGTTGTCTGGAATGTCCCTCCCCATTGTCAATTCAAGTCGTTGCATAAAATTCGTTTGAGTACATACGTAGTATAGCAAAAAACCGAGGGTGAAAAGCATGGGGAGTGACAGTTTGTTTATTGGAACAATGGACGCATCCAATCTTTGAATGCTTCACGTTTGAAGTCTGCAAGGTGTCGCATCTCTGCTTCATTCAATAAGAGGTCTAATCCTTCGCCTCTCATTTCATCATAACACGCTTGAGAAATCCCACTGTTTGTGAGATCGTATTTGTGCAATTGCACGTGCTTGAAAAATGACATGAAATTCAACTGTAATCAAATGGACTTGGTTCGGACACCTTTTCCCAAAGTGTGTCAAATGCTTCATCCTCCTCTAGGTGTGGCGGCACACCCAAATCATGAACGAATAAAAAAAGATTGACCAAAGCAGTTTCTTCTGCTTCGGTCAATGAAAGATTTCTCAAAGTGCCTCCTCTATTGCTGTATCAAGAGCGAGGGCGTAAAGTGCTGACTCGTCTAAGTCGGTGAGGTCAACGAAGAAAGATTTTACCCAGTCTTCAAAAATGTCCTCTGCTCGTGCTTCAACGAAATCGGTGTTGTAGGACATAAAAACCTTGAATTGCTTTACTCTTTAATCATACACGAAAAAACCCCCATGTGGGGGTTGAATGGACACTTTGTGAACTGTCTACGGGTCAGATGGAATTTCTCATAATTCCTCTACACTCTCAATAGACCATTCTGAAACGTACTCATCCTCAACGTCAAATGCGTTAATGTTTGCGTGTGCAAGTTCCCTTGCTTGCTCTTCGGTGTCTGCTTCAACTAAAATTGTGAAATAGTTCACCTCTGAGCATTCAATACGAAATTGGTTCATTGTCCTAAGTATCCAGCGAATTGCATTCCTGGTTCATCATAAAACCACGAGACCTCAACATCAGGGTATTGCTCACGAAGTGCATAAAAAATACCCTCAGCAGGTGCCCAGGCAGTTTCAAACTCACACTCAAAACAGTTTTCCTCTAGTTGGTCACACTCTGGGTCAACATCCCACTTAGTACCCCAGTTGTTGATATTCCAGTCATACCAGCGGTCATCATGTGAACCATCTGGAAATCTTTGAACAGTTGTGAACACCTCACCGTTTGGATTTTTCATCTCAACTGTGCGTGGTAGTTCACCTTTATCATTTGGGGTGTTTTTCCAATCTGGTGACGGTAGGATCTTGTTAAAGGCGTTCTCAGAATTAAAGATCTCATAAAGTTTGTTGATGCTCTGTTCATTTTCAGAATAGAACGAAACTCTGTTGTTGCACCAATTTGGCATAAATTCTCCTATTGTGTGTATGTGGGAGAGGTTCGCCTTAAAGAGCATTTTCCTCTGGGGTCGCTCACCCTTGCCTCCCACTTCTATATGATAGCAATAAAAAACCCCCTAGTGGGGGTTGAGTGTGTCAGTTCTTAAACTGTCCACGCTTTGACTTGTTTTACCAATTGAGCGTGATACGGTGTTACTAGGTCAAAACCTTTTCTCAAGTCCTTGCCTAGTTCTTGGATCTCATACTGATGGATTGCCCATCTAGTCTGAATGTCCTTGACGTAGCGATCAACTGAAATGAGATTTCTTGTTGATGGACGCTTGAGAGTGGTCACCTTAGCAACTGGTTTGCCACCTTTGAAGGTTGTGACTGTGACCTTAGAAACTTGAGGTTTCTTCGCTGCTGCTTTTCTTGCCCTTGGTTTGCGTGTTGCTTTCTTAGGGGCAGTTGAAACAGTTGCAGTTGGCATGAAGTGAAATTCATTTGAACTCTTCTATTATACACAGGCAGCGACCAGATCCAGAAAAACGTAACAAACTGAAACAATAAGAATTACAACAAAAATTCCAGCTGCCTGGCGGCAGACCAAAAAAAGAGGTGCCTATTGGCACCTGTCTTCAAATCGTTTGTAGACCATTTCATCAATCTGGTCTTGGGTCATGAAGAGGAGATCAGTTCTAAACTCTTCAAGGATTTCTAGATAGCAGTCTTCTAGAATAGACTCGTGATGGAGTGTGCTCATAGTCCGTTTAAAAACTCGTGCATCTCGTCCATGTATTCAGCGTATGTGCCGTTGAACCAATCTGGGGCGACTCGTTCTTGGTGACGCTTGCAAGACTCGTTGATCTCACGGACGCTGTAACCCTTTTGAAGGAGTGAGGGAAAAAACTCTTGAAGGTTTGATTTATTCATACCTCTATAATACACGAAAATGCCCCCACTTCAAGCGAAATGAGGACACCTTGTGAATTGGCACAGCAACTCAGCTGAGTTTTTTTATTTTGTGTCAGAATGGACTGGAAACGAGAGGGACTCGCCTTCCTTGAGTGAGTAACTGTGATAATCCCGTCCCTCAATTTCTTGGTCGGGGTCAACGGGATAATTGCCGTAGATGGTTGTGACAATTTCATCATCGTCCTCCATCTCTACGACATGCTCAATTAATTCATGTTCTGTCATATTCTCATAATAGTCTATGAGAGTCTCACGACAATACTCATATAATGCCTTGGGGTCCTCTGCCAGTCTGTCTGCTACGACATCGGCATACGTCTCAACAAGGGCATCAAATTGAGAATCAATTTCTTGGGGCATGTGGAAAAACCTGTGGAAAAGTGTGGGAGTGTTGCAACCACCATGTTCAATACACGGTCATTTAAGGTTCTTACTCCTCCCACTTATCTAATATACACAAAAAAGGCACCCTTTGGGGGTGCCAGTGGACAGTTTAAGAACTGGACGTATAATCCAATTCTAAAGCAACCATACTGTTAGAATGTGCTTCTATAATATTATCATCCTCCTCTGGATGATCATCGTAATACTTTAACTCTTGTTTGACATATTCTTCAAAAGTCATTGTTACAAACCTCCATAGGATTAGGTAATAATAGTTATAAGAATAAATGACTATTTGTTACTATTCTTTAACTTGAGATAAAAAAGAATCGCATAAATGGGCAATTTATGCGAATTCGTAGCAGTTTTAATTAACATTAAATGATAAAATGCGATTTTTTAAAAATATAAAAAAACCCAGAATTTCACTTTCTGGGTTTTATCAAAAAACGCAATTATCGTGCTATGTGAAAACCATCAAAAAATGGTGTGTCTAGATCATCAACGTACCACTGAAAGTCTTTCTGGAAAATACTTGCGCCGTGCAAGAATGTATCAAGAATGGCATTCAATCGTGACTTGGTTGTATTAGTTTCCCAACCACAACTTGATAACCAAAGGTCACCAAATTTGTCAACGAATGTGATACGGTTGTTGTGAAGGTAAACAGAAGTGTTGCCCTCATCGTCCTTCTCAACACGTGTGTTGGACTTACTCCAACTCTGTCCATTTGATAGGTTGCAGATAGCGTTCTGCATTTCTCTTTCAATTTTTCTCATGATGTTTGGTAAATAGGGTGTTCAGTTAAGGGGAGCAGTTTCAGCAGTTAAGGCACCTTCAATATTGCCTAGTAAGGTCCAAAGGTTAGAACACTCGTCATCATCCTGGATGAATGGATTGTCCAACGCTCTGTTGAGTGCCTCAGCATATGCTGTTGCTTCCTCTACTGTGAACTCAAGATTTACTGTCATTTGGGACTTGATTGGGTGGACATGCTTAATTATAAGCGAGATCAGCAACAATGGGGAGAAAAGTGGACAGTTTGTGAACTGGTTCAACTGATCTCGTTTCCATCGTTGCGTGACCAATATCATTATATAATAAAAAGCACCCCGTTAAGGGTGCTTTGTAATAATCTGAAACAAAAAGGTCCAGTTTAATAACTGTCCTCCTCCCACTTCTCATACTCCTTGAATTTTGCTACCTTCTTTTTCTTACCTTTCTTTACTCCTTTGATCTTGTATTCATAAGTTGCAACATTATCAGCATATTCATCGGAATATGTGTTAATATTATGAGATTTACCCATTTGTATTAGATAGTGGCGAAACTACAGATATTTATTTGTCAGTTAGTACACCATCTTTGCGAGATTGTGATACAAATGACCCGACACTTCCACCATCTTGTTGTAACTCATTACTGATAAGTACAGAACACAAGTTATTAGTGAATTCTGGTACATTTTCACAATTATATGCATATTCTTT